CCAAGAGGTGCATTTGTAGCTGGACCGGAGGTGTAATAAATACTTAACACAATGGTTAGAATAGAAGATAATTTATACAACTCAAGTTTCCCTCAACAGAAACTACCTCTAAAGAAGAAGGATGAGAAGTGGTAGCATGATTGTGTTAACTACATTATAGGTGAGGGTAACGTTACTTCTGGCGGTGCAAATACCAGATTTGGAGAAGTATAGAGCTACTATAACCTTTATAATTCAATATTCGATGAGAAGGACTTCAAACGAATCACTAATCCATTTAAAGTGGACGATGGATTCCCCGCTACTCCTCAAGATTTCAATATAATAAGGCCTAAGGTAGACCTCCTTATAGGTGAAGAGACAAAGAGGCCAATGAACTTCAGGGTAGTGAGGACATCGTAGGAAGCTACTTCAGAACTTATGGACAAAGAGAAAGAGATGCTTATGCAGTATCTTATGGCTCAGCTCACATCTAAGATGGGTGAGGAAGAAGCTGCTCAGTTCCAGCAACAGCTTGAATCAGGCGAGATTATGCCACCTGAAGCTATTGCTAAGTATATGTCCAAGGATTATAAAGACGTAGTAGAAAATACCGCATATCATACTCTCACATATTTGAGAGAGAAACTCTCGCTAGACAATGAGTTTATTAAGGGTTGGAAAGATGCCCTTATTGCTGGTAGAGAGTATTATTACGTAGGCATCATGAATGATGAACCATATATGGAGTGTGTAAACCCAGTAGAGTTCTCATTCGAGGAAGCACCAGACCTAGAGTTTGTAGAAGATGCTTCATGGTGCTGCAGACGCATGAAACTTCCTCTTGCTACATTGTACGATAGATACTACAACAAGCTAGAGGAGAAAGACTTGAACAAGCTTACAGAGATGCTTACAGGTCGCCCATCAAACGATCTTGGTGATAGAGGACCAGTAGACGACTTTGGAGGTGGTATACAGATGCATATCTACGATAATCCTATGATGGATCAGAAGACACGTAGTTCTATCAATGTATATCACTGCTGCTGGAAATCATTTAAGAAGATATTCTATGTTACTTATATGGACGAGACAGGTACTCCACAGGTTGAGATAGCTGATGAAACATATAAGAAAACTGGCATGGAATTAGACGTAACACCAGATTGGATAGTAGAAGTATGGGAAGGATATAGAGCTGGCTCAGATTTATATTTTGGTATATAGCCTATTGAGTATCAGCACGTAAGCATAGACAATCCTAACAGTCAGAAGCTCCCTTATACAGGAGCTGTATATAGCAATAGAAACAGCAAGCCTAGAAGTCTTGTAAGTATTCTTAGGCCTCTTCAGTACATGTACATTGTACTGTGGTACAGACTTGAGATGGCTATTGCTCGTGATAAGGGTAAGGTTGTTAACATGGATATCACCCAGATTCCTAAGTCTATGAACATTACTCCTGAGAGATGGATGCACTATCTATCTTCTGTAGGTGTAAATTTCATCAACCCATATGAAGAGGGTTGGAATGTTCCAGGACGTGAGGGTGGTAAGCCAGCTACATTCAATCAGATTACTGCACTCGATCTTACAATGTCTAATGTTATTGCTGAGTACATTCAGCTGATGGACAAGATCGAACAGCTTGCAGGTACTATCTCAGGTATCACAGAGCAGCGTGAAGGTGCTATTAGTTCTAGTGAGCTTGTAGGTAATGTAGAGCGTAGTGTAGTACAGTCATCACATATTACAGAGCCTTTGTTCTGGGTACACAACCAGTGTAAGCGTCATGCACTTAACATGCTGCTTGATACAGCTAAAGGTGCTTGGCAACAGACAGGTAAGAAGAAGCTTAGTTATATCTTCGATAATGGAGAACGTGCTTATATAGATATACAAGATAAGTTCTTCTATGAGGATATGGATGTGTTTGTAAGCGATACTTCTAAGGATATGGAGAATATACAGAAGCTTCAACAGCTCATTCAACCAGCTATGTAGAATGGTGCTAGCTTACTTGAAGCAGCTGAGGTACTTACAAACGATAACTTCAACATCATTAAGCAGAAGCTTAAGGAGATGCAGGAGCGTCAAGAGAGAATGCAACAACAAGCTCAGGAAGCCGAACAGCAGCAAGCTATGCAGCTGCAGCAAATGCAGAATGAACAACGTGAACAAGAGCTTATGCTTGAGGAAGCTAAGATGGAGCTTGAGCGTTACAAGATTGATGCTGATAACCAGACTAAGATTGCAGTAGCTGAGATTAGCGCTTATAGAGGATCTGAAGAGAAGGATGCTAATCAGAATGGTATACCTGATCCTATGGAGATTGCTAAGGATGCTACAGCACAGCGTAAGATTGCATCTGATGAATACACTAAGCGTTACGAGGCACGTCAGAAGAAAGAGATAGAAGATAAGAAGATTGAGCTTGAGCGTGATCGTATGAAGCACGAGATGGAGCTTCAGAAGGCCAAAGATGACGCTGCGATGGCTCGTGAGAAGATTAAAGCTCGTACAGCATTGAAAAATAAAACATCTAGCGGTAAATAATTATGGAACCTAGAAAACCAATGCTCGATCGTCTTTATTTCGACGACGACACTCATGCGTTATCTTATTGGCAAAGAAGATTTAAAGAATCTGGTTTTACATCGAGTACTCCAGAAAAAGAGACATTGAGGATTGCATTGAACGGGCAAACTTATTTTGATGCTGGAACATTGCCTGAGGTAACAATACGTCCACCAAAAGATAACGCTGTATATAAAATGGGATACATGATACCTAATAAGGATCTGCGGAAAGCTGTTTACGACGACATCGACTTGTATACAGATATAGACCAGAGATCTTATATAAATAGGTTGTGGAATTTATATAATAAATCTTAGAGACCTTCTATAAAGAGTACAAAGTCGTTGTCTAATATAATAGTACCAATGTATGAAAAGATTAGTGGCGGATATACAGACAGAGCTAATTATAGTCCTATCACAAACACAATGTACATTAGTTAGTATGATGAACCTGCGGAAGATCTTGTAGCAGAACTGTCGCATGCATATTAGACTCATGGTACGGATACTCCTAGATCTTATGGGTGGATAAAATAGTTTTTTACTCTTCCTGGAGATATTAAAATTAATGGACAAACAGGATACGGCAGGATTGGAAACAAGGAATTTGTTGCACATTCTATAATAGAACCTCTTTTTCGTCAGCATCTCACTAACAAAGATTATTAGTACGAAGACATGTGGTCAGATATAATGAAGGTATACAACAATCAAAAATAGTTTTTTAACAAAACAAGACAGATAAAACCTTTATCAAAAATTGACGACTTTGAAAATAATAATTAATTATGACGTACTCTGAAGAACAAGAGCTTTTATAGCTTACTAGAGAGAACAATCAATTATTAAAACTTATACTAAGATTAGTTTAGCACGACGAAGGGAATGACTTCATGACCAACGTCGTTGCTAATCTACTTAGCAATAAAATTGACGGTTATGCGCAAAGATCCAACTGAATTTAGACAACGCTTTGATGCTTATAAGAATGGCAAGTCTATCAAAGAGATTTACAATGCAGGACTTCCTAAATACGGAGATGGTATTATACCGGTGACAACAGGTGGAACAGGAATGCCTGCTCCTCAATTCTACGGAGGTATATCAGAAGAAGCTAGACCAACTGCGGATGCTTTAGAACGTATTGCTAATTTTGCACCATACGTAGGAACCATTTAGGATGTATAGGAAGTAATTAATGGAAATCTAGCAAAAACTCCTAGTGCAGTAATAGGTGCTGTAGCTGATGTTGCTTTGCCTGGATTGCGTACTGCATGGAAGGGAATTAAAGCCGCAAAAACTGCTGTGTAGAGTGCTCCGATGCTGATAGATAAAATAAAAAACTATAAACTTCTTCAGAAATTACAAAAGAAATTTGTAGCAAATGTTGCGTATCAAGGTATCGGGACATATCAAGATGTATTAGACGACCAAGGATATATTAAATCTACAAAGCAAGTACCAAAACACGCGAACGGCAAACTTCCTGGGTATGATGACGGCAAAGTTACAATTGGTCACAATGTATCAAATGCAAAGTTGAACGACGACGGCACATTTACTGATGACTATACTAGGACGTTTGAAGACATGATTGTTACTCCAAAACGCATAGAGCTCAAACTTGGCAGCTATAGCGCTAACAATTGGAACTATGCAAAAGCTCATCGTAAAGATTGGATGAAAACACATTGGCCATCTGCTGTTGTAGACGACAAACCTCTAGAAGAAGTATATCCAGAATTTGATTTACTTGTTGGTGGGAGACAATTGGCAACAATGTTGAGACCAAAAAGTTTAGTAGGTAAAGCTGCAACAAAATAGTCTGATATTTTAGAAGCTCCTCCACAGGAGATAATATTGGACGGGTTTGAAAATAATGTCTCAGACGAAGTAGCAGAAGCTACAAGGAGATTTAAACTTTTTGCCGATCAAAATAGAAGTAGAATTCGTCATATTATTCCGAATCGTCAATACATGAAATATGTAGACATGTTTGGGGATAAATTAGATATGTCAAAAATAACAGTAGACGATGTGTATTCTGTTATGCGTGGAAGACATAAAGCATTAAAAGCCCTTACACAACCGCATGCAGAATATTCACAAGTTGGTGGTAATTTTTATGATGAAGCAATAAGATATTTTGATAATCAAGAACTTCTAGGAGAGTTGGATTTGTTAGATAACGGCAGTATTGGAATGATAGAGTCGTATAAGCCTGGTACAGGTAGAAAGTTGTACGATGCTGCAATATCTGCTGCAAATCAAACTGGACGAGACGGTATTATTACAGGAGAACAGCTTATATCTTCACCAAAGACAGTGGCTACATGGAAATATTATCCAGACAAACAGTTAATAGGAAATTATGGCCACTGGGGAAATAAGATGATGAAACCTGCCAATAAAAGAGTTACTGTCAATAGCATTGAAGATGCTATGAAAGCTGATGCGAATAACTTAGAGTTTAGTTTTGACAACGCTCCTGTATATAGGTTAACAACACCTTCTCAATATATCCCAGTAAAAGACACTCATTATTTTGATCCGAGTATATTGGATGCTGCTGGGAAAATGATTATAGATTTAGCAAATCCTTCTATGTATAAAGGATTAGTTCCAATAGGAGTGGGATACGGACTTTATTAGAAATAACAGAATAAACTGTACAAATTAACTTACATATAATTATATGGCAAAGAAAAAGAATAATATTCCGACTGAGTTTGACAACCTGCTCGGCAATATCGGTTACAGCAACCCAGAAGAGGGTGGCGGTGTAACTGATATCGATGCTGTACTGCAGGCACAGGAACCAGACGTAGAAGAACTTATTAAGAATGAGCCGCCAGTGAAAGATCCTGAGGACGGCAGTAACAGCGGATCAGACGATCCAAATGCTCACGAGGACAATACAGAGATCCCTGAGCATATTGATAACCAAGTACCACCAGTGGAGGTACCACCTGTAGAGGAGCCTGAGAAGATTGATAAGCCTGAAGAGGGTAATCAGGATCCTACAGAAGCTGACCTTATTGAGGCACAGCAAGTAGGTCTCTTATTTGAGGCTGTAGGTAATTCACTTGGTTGGAACATGGATGAGATCGACGAGAAAGATAAACCTCTGAATACAGAGCAGCTTGCTCAGTATTTTGCAG